CGCGTCATGGCGCTGGGCATTGATTCCGCTGCCATCGTCGGCACGGGTGCTTCGGGTCAGCCGACCGGCATTCTGAACACTGCCGGCATCGGTTCGGTGGCTATGGGCACCAACGGCGCCGCGTTCACCAACGCGACGACCGCCAGCACGTCGGGCCTTGACCAGCTGGTGCAGCTGGAGCGCGCCGTCGACGTCGCCAACGCGCTGAACGGCACCATGTACTACCTGACCAACGCCAAGGTGGTCGGTGCGCTGAAGCAGCTGAAAACGCAGTATGCCGACTATCTGTGGTCCGCGGATCGCATGGACACGACGGCCGGCACGGCTGGCAGCATCAACGGTTACGCTGTCGCGCGTTCGAATCAGGTTCCGTCGAACCTGACCAAGGGCAGCGGCACGAACCTGTCGGCTGTCATCTTCGGCGATTTCAGCCAGTTGCTGATCGGCATGTGGGGCGGTCTGGAAATCCTCCCGAACCCGTATGGCAGCGGCTATACGGCCGGGTCGGTGGACATCCGCGCCATGCAGACCATGGACCTGAACGTCCGCCACGCGCAGTCGTTCGCGGCGATCACGGACATCATCGCCTGATGAGGTGGGGGCCGGCGCAAGCCGGCCCCCTCTCCCGAAGCCATGAAGTACCGAGTGCGCGATCATTTCCACGTCCACCTGCGCCAGCAGGCACACGGACCGGGGACGGAACTGGACCTGACCGACGACGAGGCCGCGCGCGTGGCGCACCAGATCGAGTTGGTCGAGCTGGTTGCGTCTGCCGCTGTGGAACCGGACGACGGCGCGAAGTCGAAGCGCCGCCGTGGATAAGAGCCTAGGCGCATTCCTGTTCGACTTCGGCGTGCCGGTGTCGGCCGGGAGTGTGTCGGGCGTCGGCATTCTGGACATGCCAAGCGAGATCATCGCCGGCGGCATGGTGCTGACGACTGATTACCAGCTGACGGCGCGAGCCGATCAGTTTGGCGGATTGCAACGGGGCGACGCCATCACTGTGGACGGCGTGCTGTACACGGTTAGGGAAGCGCGCCTGCAGGATGATGGCGCCTTCGTCATTGTGTACCTGTCGAAGTCATGACACGCCGCGAACAGATACTGGCGCAGATTGCGACGCAGCTGGCGACCATCGCCGGCGCGAACGTCTACCGCAGCCGGGTCGAGCCGCTGACGCGCGGAGAATCGCCGGCGATCATTGTGGAGCCGCGACAGGATCAGGCCGCGCAGTCGACCATTCCGCGCATCGACTGGTCGCTGACCGTGGCGGTTACCGTGTTCGTGCGCGCGAATGTGCCGGACCAAGCGGCGGACCCGCTGGTGCAGCAGGTTCACGCGAAGATGATGCAGGACCTGACGCTGGGCGGCGTCGCGTATGACGTGCAGCCGCAGGGCGTTCAGTTCGAAATGCTGGAAGCGGACGTGCCGGCCGGCATCATCACGTCCGAATACGTCGTGCTGTATAAGACGGCGCTGACGGACCTGACCACGCTGGGGTAAAATGATGGACGACCAATACCACAACGTCGGCGGCAGTTACATCGAGGACCCGGAGACGGGCGAACGTATGCTGCTGTCGCGGACGTATGATCCCGCCAACCCGGTCGCAGGTGTGACTGCGCCGGCGGCGCCGACTGAACAACCTGTGACCGAGGGCATGTAACATGGCACTGCTGACCCGAAAGCGAGTCATCCTCGCCAAGATCGAAACGACCTATGGCACCGACTCCGTTCCGACCGGCGCGGCGAATGCCATCCTTGTCCGCAACCTGAACGTGCAGCCGGTTGCCACTGCACTGGTCGGACGCGAAATCATCCGGCCGTACCTTGGCAACTACGAACAGCTGAACGCCAGCACGCACGTCGAACTGGATTTCGAAGTCGAAATGGCCGGCGCTGGCGCGGCTGGCACGGTGCCGGGCTACGGTGCGCTGCTGCGTGCCTGCGGCCTGTCGGAAACGACCACGGCCAGCGTCAAGGTCGAATACAAGCCGATCAGCACGGGCTTCGAGTCGGTGTCGATCTACATCAACGTCGACGGCGTGCAGCATAAGGTGACCGGTTGCCGCGGCGACGTGGAACTGACCATCAACGCGCGCGCCATTCCGGTGTTCAAGTTCAAGATGGTGGGCATCTACAACGCGCCGACCGACGTGGCGCTGCCGACCGTGACGTACACGTCGTTCCAGACGCCGCTGGTGGCCAACAGCACGAACACGACCGGGTTCTCACTGTTCAGCTATGCCGGCATTCTCGAATCGCTGAACTTTCAAGTCGGCAATCAGATCGACTACCGCGCGCTGATCGGTTCGTCCTACGTTCAGCTGACAGACCGCAAGGCGGCCGGCAGCTGCACGTTCGAAGCGGTGTCCATTGCGACGAAGGATTTCTTCGCAATTTCGCAGGCATCGGCGACTGGCGCGCTGGCGATCACGCACGGCACGGTTGCGGGTAACAAGGTGGTCCTGACGGCCAATCAGGTCGACCTGCTGAACCCGACGTACACGGACAACGGCGGCGTGCAGATGCTGCAGACCGGGTTCGTGGCCGTACCGACCACGGCCGGCGGTGACGAGTTCGTCATTTCCGTGCAGTAACGGACCAGCCAAGCAAGCAACAGCAGCGGCCGAAAGGCCGCTGCGGTTTTACAACAGGGGAAAAGCACATGTTCGTCATTAGTCAAAAGACGTCCTACACGTGGCCGGTAACGGTCGAGTTTCCTATCGACGGCGGCAAGACCGAGCGTCAGACCTTCGACGCCGAGTTCCGCCGGGTGCCGCAGTCGCGCATGGCGGAACTGCGGAAGATGATCGAGGCCGGGGAGATCACCGACTTGGACATATGCGCCGAGGTGCTGGCCGGATGGTCGGGCATCACGGACGACCGTGGCGAGGCGGTGCCGTACAGCGAAGGCGCGCGCGATACGCTGCTGGACGTTCCGCTGGTGGCCGCTGCTGTGGTCATGGCGTGGATGGCATCCCTTACCGGGGCCAAGCGAAAAAACTAGCAGACGCCGCCGAACACTGGGCGCGCGGCGGCGTCGAGGACAAGACGGCCGACGACCTGACAGCCTTCGGGCTGTCGGGCGAAATTGCAGACGCTGCTGCGGCGGCATCCGTGTCCGCGGATTTTGAGATATTCGAGGAAAACGCGGACATCCTGATGATGTTCCTGCGACTGCAGACGCAATGGCAAATATCGGCCGGTGGTGTCGTCGGTCTAAACTATCAGTCCGCCGAGTTTCTGTTTAGAATCACGGGAGTGGAAAATCCCGGTGACCTGCTGGAAGGTTTGCAGGTCATGGAACTGGCCGCGCTGCGGGTACTGAACGCGAAGCGAGACTGACGCATGGCATTTAATCAGGACGCAGCATTCCGCATCAGTGCCAAGGTCGAGGGCCAGTCAGGCGTCGACCAGCTGCGGAAATCCCTTGAAACTATGTCCGGGTCCGTCAACGGATTGACCGGCAAGTTCACCGGGCTGATGGGCGCATTCAAGGGTCTGGCCATCGCGGTCGGCGCGTTCAAACTGCTGGAAGCCATCGGCGGCGTGATTGAGTTAGGCGCGCAGATGCAGCACTTGTCCGAGCGCACCGGCGTCACGGTCGAGACGCTGTCGACCTTCCGCGCTGCCGGCAAGATGGTCGGACTGGATATCGAGAGCATCGCCAAGTCGTTCGGAAAGTTCGACGTCGCCGCCAGCAAGGCGATGACCGGCAACAAGGAAACCGCCGCTGCGTTCAAGACGCTGGGCATTTCAATCGCTGACCTGAAATCCTTGGCGCCTGACGAACTGATCCTGCGGACTGCCGACGCATTCGCGCACATGGAGAACGGTCCGACGAAGGCGCGCATCGCCGTCGACCTGTTCGGCAAAGCCGGCTACGAGATGATCCCCATGTTGAACATGGGACGGGAGGCCATCGAGAAACTGGGCGTCAAGATGTCCAGCGAGTTTGCCGAGCGCGCGGCCATTTTCGAACGGTCCATGGTGCAGCTGCAAACCCGATTCAAGATGTTCACGGCCAGCGCGCTGACCGACCTGATGCCGACGCTGCAGGAAATCACGACGGCGTTTCTGGACGTGGCCAACACGAAGCCGGACATGGTGGGGTTCATGGACACGGTGGGCGAAGGAATGCGCCTGCTGGCCGTCGGTGTCATGGGCGTCTACCAGTCGCTGAAGATATTGATCGTCGCGGCTGTCGACGCATACCGGGCGCGCGAAGAATTCCTGAAATATCAGGACGACATGGCGGCGAGCCTGAATATTTTTTCTTCGCAGAAAGCGCGCGACGCTGCGCGGCAGAGTGCCGCGGAACATCTTGCCGCTGCCAAGAAGCTGACGCTGGACATCATCGAGACATACAAGCGCGGCGAAGAAGAATACGAAAAGTTCAGCAAGCAGCTGCTGAAGAACTCACTGATCTATGGCGAGGGCACGGCCGAAGAAATCAAGCGTCGCCAGCGCGAGGAAACGAAGCCGCCGGAAATGCCGAAGGGCGCCATGCCGGACATGGCCGGGCTGGACGTCGAAAAGGTCGACAAGTATACCACGGCCATGCGCGCCATGGGCGAGGAAGCGGCCAAACTGAAGTTTCAGGCCGAGCATATTGCGACGTTCGGCGAGCGCATCACGACCGCCAAGGTCGCGCAGATGGCGTTCGAAACGTCGCAGGGCCAGTTCGCCGACGAATCCGCGGCGCGCAAGGCGGCGCTGATGCGCGAGGCCGCAGCGGTGGACGAATGGAGTCAGAGTCTGCGCCGGGCGCAGGCCGCGCTGCAGTACGACAACGCGACAAAGAAGATTCAGGCCGAGGCCGACGCGACAGATCAAGGCACGCTGGCGAAAGCGAAAGCCGCGGCCATGCAGGACCTTGAAAACGCCGGCATCGAAAAGGGCACCGACCTTTACGAACGGCTGGCGGACGCGCGCATCAAGGCGCTGACGGCGCAAGTCCGGGCGCAGGAAACACAGAAGCGCGACGAGTTCGTCGACCAGATGGACGCGCAGACGGCGGCGACGCGTCTGGGGCTGGCGGCTGTGGGCATGTCGAGTGTCGAGTACCGCAAGCATGCCGAGGCGCTGAAGATCGACGCGCAGGTTCAGAGCGCCACGCGCAACATGACCGAAGAAGGCGCCGCGGCGTTCCGCGATGCCGCCGAAGCGGTCAAGGCGCAGCGTCTGGAACTGATCGACCTTGAGGAAGAACAGAAGGGTTCCTTCACCATCGGTTCGAAGAAGGCGATGCAAGAATATGCCGAGTCCCTTGCGGACGTGGCGAAATCGACGCATGACGCAGTGTCCCGTGCCTTTCAAGGCATGGAAGATGCGCTGGTCAACTTCGTGAAAACCGGAAAGCTGGATTTCAAGTCGCTGGCCGACAGCATCATTTCCGACATGATCCGCATCGCTGTGCAGCAGATGATCCTGCGTCCGATGATGGCCACCATGGGCTTCGCGTTCGCGGACGGCGGCGTGATGACCGGAACCGGTCCGCTGCCGTTGAAAGCCTACGCCACCGGCGGCGTGGCGCGCAGTCCGCAGGTCGCGGTATTCGGTGAAGGTTCAATGCCGGAAGCCTTCGTGCCGCTGCCTGACGGGCGCCGCATCCCGGTGGCGATGCAGGGCGCGCAGACTGGCAACACGCAGACGATTCATCAGACGATCAGCATCGACGCGCGCGGCGCGGATGCTGGCGTCGAGGCGCGGATCGAATTGGCCGCGCGTCGCGGCGCGCAGGAAGGGTATCAGATGGTCATGCGCGACCTGAACCGCGGCGGACTGGCCGCGCGCCTGACGGGTAGGGCCTAATGCCAACAGTCAATTTCCCGACGCTGACACAAGCGGCGCCGACCAATCTAGAGTTTGGGCTGGTGTCGAATACGCAGACGTTCGTCAGTCCGTTGTCCGGCCAAGTGCAGACGCTGGAACTGCCGGGCGCACGCTGGCGCGCGTCGTTCAGTTTCGAAAACCTGTCCGACGCCGACGCTGCGACGCTGCAGGCGTTTCTGGTGTCCCTGCGCGGACAGTCCGGCCGGTTCTACCTGTGGAACTTCGCGCGGTCGACGCCGCGTGGCGTGGCGACCGGTACGCCGGTGGTGTCCGGCGCAGGTCAGACGGGCAGCACGCTGACCACGTCCGGCTGGACGGCTAGCGTGACCGGCATCCTGAAGGCCGGCGATTTCATCGGCGTGAACGGCGAACTGAAGATGGTGACGGCCGACGTCAACAGCACGGCCGGCGGACTGGCGACGCTGTCCATCGAGCCGCCGCTGCGCGCTAGTCCTGCCAACGGCGCCGCGATCACGACCACGAAGCCGACCACGACCTTCATGCTGTCGGACCAGTCGGCGAAATGGATCACTCGCGCGCCGATCATCACGAACGTGACCATCGACTGCGTGGAGATGTTCTAGGATGTCGCGCACGCTGACCACAGCCGTCGACAACGCGCTGCAGGGCGGCAATGTCCCGTACATGATGCTGATACAGCTGGATTTCGCCAGCGGCACGCTGCGGCTGTGCAGTGCTGCGTACAATTTCAGTTGGAACGGTTACACGTGGACCGGCGCCGGCAACCTCGCCAGCATTCAAGCCATCGAGGAAGGCGCCGAACTGCAAATGTACGGGGTGCAGATGACGCTGTCCGCGATCCCGGCCGCGCTGGTATCCAACGCGCTGAATCAGACCTATCGCGGACGGTCGGCGCTGATATACCTCGCGCCGCTGGACAGCAGCTATAACGTGCTGGCCGACCCGGTGGTGGCCTTTTCCGGGCGCATGGATCAGATGCAGATCGAGATCGGGCAGACGGCGACGATTACGCTGTCGGCCGAATCCCGGCTGACCGACTGGGAGCGTCCGCGCATCCGGCGGTACAATTCCGAGGACCAGCAGGCGGCATATCCCGGCGACCTTGGGTTTCAGTTCGTGCCGCAGATGGTCGAAAAGCAAATCACGTGGGGCCAGTGATGCGGCGCGAAGATTGGCCGGTGCGGCTGTACGAAGTGGTCGAGGCGGCGCAGGCAGTGCCGTACCAGCTGGGCGTCCACGACTGCCTGAAGTTCGCGTGCGAATGTTGCGCGGCCATGACCGGCCGGGACTACTGGCCGACGTTCGCCGGGCGCTACACGGACCTGCGGGGCGCGGTGCGCGTCATCGCCGAGTACGGGTCCACGTTCGTGGAGGCTGTCGGCAACGTGCTGGATGCCGCGCCGCAGCCGGTGCTGATGTCGCAGCGGGGCGATGTTGTCATGTACCGCGACGACCAGTTCCACCTTGGCGTCTGTATGGGCGCGACGGTGGCGGTGCTGGGGCCGGACGGACTGCTGCAGCTGCCGATCACGCACACGGGCATGGTCGCGTCATGGAGGATTGACTAGTGCCGACTTCCGTCATCGCAGCATTGACGGCCGCGCTGGTATCGGCTGGCGTGTCGGCCACCATCGCCGGCGTGCTGGCTTACGCCACCTTCACCATCGGCACCATGCTGGTGCTGAACGCCGTGTCCGGCCTGCTGACACGACGACCAAGCGGGTCCAGTATTGCGGACCAGCAGCAGGCGCGGTCGCACGTCATCCGGTCGGGTGTCGCCGCGCGCACGGTCATCTATGGCACGGCGCTGGTGTCGGGTCCGCTGATTTACTGCGCGTCGAGTCCTGTAGGGTCGGTGTCAATCAACCCGGCAAACACGACGTACACGGCCGTCAGCAACACGGTGACAGTGTCGGCGTCGGGCTTTTCCGGCGTCACGGGCGCCGCGTTCACCAGTCAGGTCTACTCCGAGGCCGGCTATTACTTCAACACGTACCCGCTGGCCATGGTGACCGGCGCGCCGGGGCCGGGCCAGTTCAGTGCGGTGGGCAACGTCATCACGCTGAACGCTGCCGACGTGGCGCAGTTCGGCACATCGGTGACGGCGTACTACAACGTCGCCACCAGCGCGACGAATCAGGCGAATGGATACCTGCACGTGGTGGTCGCGCTGGCCGGGCACGAAGTGCAGGGCATTGATGAAATCTATCTAAACGACCAGCTGGCAGTCGACGCGGCTGGCACAATCCAGTCGACATTCAGCGGGTTTCTGACCTGCGCCAAATATCTTGGCACCAGCACGCAGACGGCCGACACGAACCTGATGGCGGCATTTCCCGGCACGTGGACGTCGGCGCACCTGCTGCAGGGCGTCGCGTATGTCTACCTGCGGCTGCAGTTCGACCAGAAGGTCTATCCGAACGGCGTGCCGAACATGCGCGCCGTGGTCCGCGGCAAAAAAGTGTTCGACCCGCGGACGGCGACGTCCTATTTCTCGAACAACTGGGCGCTATGCGTCCGCGATTACCTGACCAGCGACTACGGACTGGGCACGCCGGTCGGCGAGATCGACGACGCCACGTTCATTTCCGCGGCGAATAGCTGCGATGAACTGGTGCCGCTGAACGCAGGCGGATCGACGCAGGTCCGCTACACGTGCGACGGCGTGGTCGACCTTGTCGAAAAGCCGCTGGACGTCATGAAAAAACTGATGACGGCCGGCGTCGGCACGGTCGTCTACACGCAGGGCAAGTATCGCGTGGCCGCTGGCGTCTACACGGCGCCGGCCATCACGCTGACGGAAAAGGACCTGCGCGACAAGGTGACGGTGCAGCCTGCGCTGTCCCTGAAGGACACGTACAACGCCGTGCGCGGCACGTTCGTGAACAAGGACCAGTTCTGGCAGACGGTCGATTTCCCGCCGGTGACGAATGCGACCTATCAGGCCGCGGACGGAGGCGTGCAGCAGTTCCGCGACATCGAACTGCCGTTCACGATTGACGCGACGCGCGCGCAGCGGATCGGTAAAGTCTACCTTGAGAAGTCGCGCCAGAGCATTGTTGTGCAGTTTCCGGCGAAGTTCACGGCGTTCAAGGTGGCGATATGGGATAGGGTCTATCTGTCGCTGTCGCAGATGGGGTGGACGAACAAAATCTTTCTGGTAACCGGGTGGAAGTTCGCCGATACCGGCGTCGACCTTGTGCTGCAGGAAGATGCGAGCGCCAGTTATGACTGGAACTATGGCAACGCGACGACCTACGATCCCGCGCCGAATACGAACTTGCCGGTGCCGGGCTACGTGCCGACGCCGTCGACGCTGACGCTGACAGAAGCGCCATACGTCAAGAACACGACCATCGTCAATCGGGTGCTGGCGCAGTGGAACGGCCAGACGGACGCCTTCGTGCAGTGGTTCGAGGTTCAGTATTCGACCGACAACGGCGTGACGTGGAACAGTGCGGCACGTTCGAGCGCCACCACGCAGCCGATAGACAACGTCCCGCTGGGCCTGCTGACGGTGCGCGTGCGCGGCGTGTCCTACACGAACAACGTCAGCAGCTGGCGGACCGGCACGATCACGGTGCGCGGCAAGGTGCAGCCGCCGCCGACCGTGTCCGGGTTCACGGCGACGCTGTCGGACACGCAGCTGCTGCTGGCGTGGACGAAGTCGACCGACGTGACTGTCGCGCAGTACGAAGTCCGCACGTCGAACGCCAACTGGGGCACGGCCGGCGCAACCTTCAAGGGCGACGCGCTGTCACTGTCCGTGGCGCCGCCGGCGCCGGGCGCATCCGTCACGTATTACATCAAGGCGCTGGACCTTGCCGGCAATTACAGCACGGCCGCGGCCAGCGTGACCTTCACGGCGACGGCGGTGCCGAATGTGGCCGCGGTGGCGTCGTCGTTTTATGCGACCAGCGCGACCAGTTCGACCGTCACACTTTCGTGGACGGACGTCACGCCGCAGTACGGGCTGGGCGGGTATCAGGTCGCCTATGGCGCCACGACCCGAACCGTGAAGGCCAACAGCATCGCGCTGCCGGCCGACTGGATCGGCGACCGGACGTTCACGGTCAAGACGGTGGACGCGCTGGGCAACCTGTCGTCGGGCTATTTGCAGATTGTCACCAAGCTGCTGCCGGCGTCGCCGGGCGGGTTTCAGGCGCAGGTGGTCGACAACAACGTGATGCTGTACTGGACGCAGCCTGCCGTCACGACGCTGCCGGTCAGTCACTATTTTCTGAAGAAAGGCGCGACGTGGGCGACCGCCACGGACATCGGCCGCAAGGACGGACTGTTCACGACGATATTCGAGAACGCGGCCGGCACGTACACGTACTGGGTCGCCACGGTCGACACGGACGGGAACTATTCCACGCCGGTCAGCCTGTCGGCCGTGGTGTCACAGCCGCCTGATTTTGTGTTCTTCGGCAAGCTGACCAGCACGCTGGCCGGCACGCTGTCGAACGCCATCGTGGATGCCGGCGTGGTGGTGCTGCCGGTAAACACGGCGGAAACCTTCGCGGCGCACTTCACCAGCCGCACGTGGTCGACGCCGGCCGATCAGGTCACGGCCGGTTACCCGGTCTACATCCAGCCGACGCCGACGACGTCGGGCTACTACGAAGAAACCTTCGATTTCGGCACCATCGTGACCGCTGCGCGCGTGTCGCCGGCGTACACGGGCACGACCGTGGCAGGCGCGCCGACCGTCGCCGGGCAGATCAGCACAAGTCCCGACAACGTGACATGGACCACGTACAGCGGCCTGTCGCCGATTTACGCGACGTCGTTCCGGTACGTGAAGGTCCGCGTGACGGTCACGGACGCATCCGCGCTGGGCGTCTATACCATCGCAAACCTAACGGTGACGCTGGACGCGAAACTGAAGGACGACGCCGGCGTGACCAGCTGCCTGTCGACCGACACCAGCGGCACGGTGGCGAACTTCGGCGTCGAGTTCATCGACGTGACGTCGGTGTCGATCACACCGGCCGGGACGACGCCGGTAATTGCCGTGTATGACTATTTGGATGCGGTAATAAACGGGACGTACAGCGTCACAAGTAACGTCTGCACGGTGACCGCAACGGCGCATGGACTGGTGGCCGGACAGAAGGTCCGCCTGTCGTTTTCGAGTGGTACGGCGCCGTCCGCGGTTTATACTGTGGCGTCGGTCACCAGCGCGAACGTGTACACGGTTTCGATGACCACGGCGAACACAAGCGGCAACGTGTCGACGTATTCGCAGGGCATGCGGATTTACCTGTTCAACACTTCCGGCACGCGCGTCAGCGGCACGGCGTCGTGGGCGATCCGAGGGTATTAAGCCATGGCCGACCATTCGTTACCGACCACCACCAGCACTTACGCGAACTTCGTTTCGCAGATGTCGGCGCGGTTTAATGACCTCGCGCTGGGACTGGACCCGGCCAACACGACCGCCACCAACGTGCCGACCAATTCCGTGCGATGGTCGAGTGCCGCCAACAAGTTCCAGAAATGGAACGGCACCAGCTGGGCCGACTTGGCAGCAACCTACGCCATCAGCGTCAGCGGCAGTGCCGGCACGGTTCCGTGGTCGGGCGTCACCAGCGCGCCGACGACCGTGTCGGGCTTCGGCATCATGGACGGCGTCAGCACGGGCGGCAGTTATTCGAACCCGGCGTGGATCACGGCGCTGGCATTCTCGAAGCTGACCGGCACGCCGACCACGCTGTCGGGTTACGGCATCACGGACGGCGTCAATACGTCGCAGCTGTCGACGTCGGGCGGCGCCAGCAAGGTGCTGCAGCTGGACACGAATGGCAACCTTGGGCTGGGCATCACGCCGCCGACCGGCTGGCAGGCCAGCATCAAGGCAATGCACATCGGCACGGTCGCCAGTTTCGCCGGCGAAACGACCGGCTCGGCGATCATGTCCGATAACTGCTATTTCGACGGCACGAACTGGAAGTACATGACGGCGAACAATGCCGGCCAGTTCTACATCGGAATTAACGGGTTGCTGCTGTTCCGTGCTGCGGCGTCGGGCGCCGCTGGCGGCAACATCACATGGCAGAACCTGCTGCAGATGACCACGGGTGGCGGCGCGGTGTTCACGCGCGGCGCGGCCACCACGCCGGTCGCGGTCACGTTCAGTGCCACGGCCATGACGGTCGACTGCAGTGCCGGCAACGTGTTCACCACGTCGTTTACGGCCAACGTGACCACGGCGCCGACCATCAGTAACCCGATAGACGGGCAGACGATCAACTGGTTCATCACGCAGGACGCCACGGGTAGCCGCACGATGACGTGGCCGACCACGTTCAAGTGGCCGGGCGGCACGGCTGGCATCCTGTCGACCACGGCCAGTGCGGTCGACCTGCTAGTGGCCACGTACCGAAGCGCCACGGGTTTCTGGTACTGCAGCCTGTCCAAGGCATTCGCCTGATGACCTTCGCGGCGCGCCCCATGTGGTCGACCTTCGTGCCGGTCACGCGCACGTACACGTCCGGCGCGGCGGCAACCGAGACGGTGCCGGCTGGCGCCACCATGGTGATGATCGACGGGTATGGCGGCGGCGGGTCGGGTTCCTGCACGGGCGTGCTATCGACCACCATCGCGCCGGGCGGCGGCGGCGCCGGCTATTTCCGCAAGAGCATTCCGGTCACGGGCGGCAACGCGTTCACCTACACGGTCGGTACCGGTGGCGCCGCGGTGACAAGCGCGGCCGGCACGACCTTCCGCAACGGCAACACGGGCACGGCGACGACCGTATCCGGCACGCCGGCCGGTGGCGCGATTTCCTGTTCTGCGAATGCCGGCGGCGGCGGCACGGCCAGTGCCGGCACGGGCGGCACGGCCACGGGCGGCGACACGAACACGACCGGTTCGGCCGGTGGCGCCAGCGGCGTCGGCAGCGGCGGTGCAGCTGCGGGTCCGGCCGGCGGCGCGACGCAGAGTTACAACGGCGCGCTGACGCCGCCGATTGTCGGCAACGCGCCGGGCGGCGGCGGTCAGGGTGGTGCGGGTGTCGACGCTGCTGCGTCGGGCGCCGGCGCTGTGGGCCGAATCACGTTTTACTACACGTAAGGGGACGCCATGAAGTACCTGATCGGGTTCGCTGTGGTCGCGCTGGTAGCTTGGCGCATTTTGGACGCATTCCAGCGCAAGGGCGGCGGTGCCGCGTCGGACGTGGGCACGTCGACTGGCGCCATTCGTCCCGACAAGCCGGGCGCGTCGAGCGACATCTAGCAGGGGTCGGACATGGAAAAGGCATTCCAGCTGAAACTCACGCTTGAGGAAATCAACTGCATCATGGCCGGGCTGGGCGAGCTGCCGCACAAGGTCAGTCGCGGATTGATCGACAAGATCGTGCAGTCCGTGCAGGAACAAGCCGGCGCGGGGCCGGCGCAGGCCGGCGACGCCATCGCCGGGTAACGCAACAGAGGGCGGCGAGATGGCAGAGCATGACGTGGAACTGGCGCTGATGCGCGCGGAACTGGATGCCGTGAAGCTGGCGCTGGACGCGCAGTCGCAGCAGCTGGCCAAGCTGGTGGACGCGTGGCAGACGGCGTCCGGCCTGCTGTCCGTCGTCAAGTTTCTGGCCATCGTCGGCGCCGGCATCGTCGCCGTCGTCGCCTACTTCAAGACGGGTGCGCGGTGAACGAAAACCTGCGTGCCTTTCTGGACATGATCGCCGTGTCCGAAGGCACGAAGGGCCACGGGGACGACGGCTATAACGTCATCGTCGGCGGCGACCTGTTCACCGGGTACGCCGACCATCCGCGCAGGGTCGTGACGCTGAACCGTCAAGGGCTGAAATCGAGCGCAGCCGGGCGATACCAGATCCTCGCGCGCTACTTCGACGCATACAAGGCGCAGCTGAAGCTGCCGGATTTCTCGCCGGCGTCGCAGGACGCCATCGCGGTGCAGATGATCCGCGAGCGCGGCGCCATGGCGGACATCCTCGCCGGCCGGTTTTCGGCGGCGGTCCACAAGGTCCGCAACGTGTGGGCCAGCCTGCCCGGTGCCGGGTACGGCCAGCGCGAAAACGAACTGGCCGACCTGCGCGTGGCTTACATGCAGGCCGGCGGCATCCTGACGGAGGCGTGACCATGTCGTCGTTCCCTGAACAGGTGAAGCAGCTGCTGGCCACGGTCGCGCCGACCATCGGCGCCGCACTGGGCGGTCCGCTGGGCGGTGCGGCCGGGACGTTTCTGGCGAACGCGCTAGGGGTGAAACCGGGCGACACGGCCGCGGTCACCACGGCGCTGACGGGCGCCAGTCCTGAAACGCTGCTGGCGCTGAAGAAAGCCGACAACGAGTTTCAGGCGCACATGGCCGACCTTGGCATCGAAGCCGAGAAGATCGCCGCCGGGGACCGGGCCAGTGCGCGCCAGCGTGAAGCCGCGGTGCGCGACATGACGCCGGCCGCGCTGGCATATCTAGTGACGGTCGGATTCTTCGGCGTGCTGGGCTTTCTGCTGGTGGCCGGCAAGCCGGCGACCGGGGGCGACGCGCTGCTGGTCATGCTGGGCGCGCTGGGCGGCGCATGGGCCAGCATCATCGCCTACTATTTCGGATCAAGTTCCAGCAGCCAGCGCAAGGATACGCTGCTGTGGAAATCGACGCCGTCCGGGGTTTCCCCCTGACAGGTTAGTCCACCTGTCCTTCGCCGGCGGTAAAACGCCGGCGTTTTTTCTCACGCTCGAA